ATGTTATCTCTCCTAATATGTTTTTATTTAGTCTCGCAATTTAAAATCGCTATTTCTTCTTCCCATATACTTTGCGCTATAGCGTGTCCCACGTTTTGACGACCGCACTCATAAAAGTGTATCTTAGCAGCTTCGATCTCCGAAACTTCTTCTAGTGTTAATCTTAAAACTAAATGCCCTACCATTTCTCCATATATTAACAATGCAGTATCTCCATCAAAAGCTTTTATCAAACTTTTTCGATCGAAACCATCCATTACGAAGTAATACTTACTCTCCTTTGGGCCGAACGCATCTTTCAACTTTCTTACCAATTTATCCATTCATAACAACTCCAATTCATTTTCATAACACTGTTCCAAATGTCCGTTAAAATCGACCGTATACACTACTCCCGAATTATTTTTTAAACTTTTGCTTTTCACGATAACTCCACGAACATTAATGATGTGTTTACGGTATTCCCTAAAATGCTCTTGATCTTCTTCTGGCAAATTATTAAGATTCGTTATCCTAACAGTCTGTCCATTTTGATACAATGTCTTTTCTATCACTTCAAACAAACTAATTTGACCAGCTCGCTCCATTTCGTGAAAATGGTCATCTCCAAAACTCATATTTACCACCTCACTAAAGTTTTATTAAAGAGGTTGTTTTCCAACCCCTTGATAACATCATACTATACAAATTTGTATTTGTAAACTACTTTTTAATATTTATTATCTTGCCGTTCGTGGTTCACTATCATCTTAGCTTCGTACGCGCCTAATAGTTCAGGGACGGTATAATACATATTAGATATAGCGATAGGTAAGAAAACGTGTATTGAATAATCTATTTCATACATTATCCCATGAACCAAAGTGGTTAGATCGTTCAAAAAATTCTCGTTGTTAAATCTACGCATATCCAAACCGTCACTAACTATGTTATGTGTTCCACTTGTGCCACTTTGGTAATTCTGCATACTAAGTCCAAAAGCCAATAAATCAGCGAGTTCGTCCAACTGAACGTGCTTCGGTTTACCCTTATTTTGTTTCCAACCTTTAAAGGTTTCTAATGTATTCCACCATTCAAAAAACTCTACCAAGTATGCAATCTTAATGTTGTTAATATCATATTCAGGCACTCGCGCGTCGAATGCTGCTTGTGTTTCTAATAATTGTTGGTATCTTTCTTTCGTTAACAAAACAGTCAATGTTATTCTCCTTTTCACCACTTCGGTATTTTTATTTTTTTGATCTTACCCTTACTCTTGGGTTTATCTTGTAGTTCAATCCATTTTCCGTTGTGCTTAGTAACAACTTTCAATTTCAGTCCGTGAGTGCTTTCAAACATCTTCTTCTTCAACTTAAACGCTTCCGTTTCTACACCCTTAACATCTATAACTTCTACCAATCCGCTTTCATAAGTAACTCTAAAGTCAGGTTGATAGTAAATAGGTCGTTGTTTCTTTCCATCCGCATCTGTATATCCGGCCAATATCATAAATTTCGGTTGTAATTCTATATCAACTACCGTTATACCTTCCCATAACTTTAGATATTTGTAATATTCAGCTTCCATCTCGGAGTCAAATGATATGCCATTTACTACCGTTTTTTCGTTGCCATATTTACTCATGATTTACCTCTAAAGATGGACACGATTCATCGTCCGGTATAGCCAAAGTATATTCTTCGCCATCTGCCAAACATCTACCATGTACATTTTTCAAGCAACTCTCTACATTACACATTCCGTCAATTTTACTCATTTTTTCAATCTCCTTTACTATAATGCGACCAATATAAATTATATGCAGCACATGTATTTTTATCGCCATTCGAGTGTATAAGGTATCTTAGCCCATGAGGGTTGGGTATAAAATGTTCTCCTACTAACCGATGCAACTTTCGTCGTTTAGCCTTATGCTTTGTAGTTGCACCAGCACCCTCCAAATCCCCTCCATACAGATCAACAACTAAGTCTCGTCCATTGCTGGTTGGTATCAGCAAGCGACCGGTGGAAACGTTCTTCACGTTCCCTAAGTCGCTCACTTGATATAAACCTTCGAATCCTTTTATATCTTTCCAATTTTCTTTATTCACTACGTCACCTTCTTACTATTTCATAGCCACAAGTACTAGTTTTTTCTTGCTTTAATATTCCACTTATATAACCAACGTTTTTACCAACAAACAAACTTGCTTTACTCATACTTCTAAATTCATGCTGTTCCCCTGTTTTGCTATCTACCAATGTAATTTTTTTGTTAGTAGACATTAAATTATTGTCGAAAGCATGATTGTTATTTTCTTTATAGTCGCACCACTCTAAATTAGAAACATGGTTGTTTTTAGGGTTTCCATCTTTGTGATTTATACACTTCTTCGACAGGTCATCATTTTCCAAAAACGCAGCAGCTACCAATCTATGAACTAAAAACGTTTTCGCTTTTTTATCTTTCCATAAATCGACTCTTACATCTCTACTTTTCTTGTTTTTTTCTTTCAATACCCTAGTTTTCCAAACTCTAACCCCATGCAATCTGCTGTGTGTGACTTTGCCTTCTTTCGTTCTCACTCGACCTCTATTGCTAACTTCGTATAAACCTTCATAACCTACAACGTCTTTCCAAATCTCCATAAAAACCTCCTGTAAAACGTGATATAGACAATTATACCACATTTTACGAGGAACTCTTTACCATTTTAGAAGGGCAAATCCTCCTCAGACACTTCAATAGGTGCTTGACCATTCGCGAATGGGTCTTGTCCATAACTTTGTTGTTGATGCGAAGCATTGTATCCATATTGTGGTTGTGTTTGTTGAGTGGTTGCGTTTTGCGGTTGCTGCTCGCTATTGGCCCAATCAATCGGTTGGAACTGTTCAGCTACTACATCAGTCGTATACACACGCTTTCCGTCTTGCCCTTCATAACTACCAGTTTGAATCCTACCTACCACTGATACACGATTTCCTTTAACCGTATTGTTAGCTGCAAACTCAGCTTGCTGTCCCCATAATACTACTGAAATGAAATCCGCTTCCGCTTCACCTTGAGCATTCTTAAAGCGTCTATTCACCGCTACCGTAACTCGAGCATTCGCTTTTCCGTTAGGAGTGTATCGCAATTCAATATCTTTAGTTAATCGTCCTACTACTTGTACATTATTCATCTTTTTACCGCCTTTTATTTTTTATTTAAAATAACTTTCGCTTCCCATTCAGCATTGTGATAAAACTTTAAATTATCTTTATTTTTATATATATAAAATAATTCATCCGGCGTGCTAGCGTGAACACCACCGCAACATAAAGTCTCTAAATTCAACATTCTGTACTCTCCTGCTTTGACTATAACGATTACGCCATTTATTACTTCCCCATCCACCTCGTATTGGATAATGTCTCCAATATCTAAGCTATTTCTTGGTTTTGCAACATCTGCTATCTCAATTTTCATCTCTTTAATTCCCCTTTTCATTAGTTTTTATCAAGTAAGAAATCATCAATTGACGTTGTTTAGCACTAAGTTTGCCATCTGTATAAAACCTATCTAAAGCAAGGTGTATATTTCTTCGGTATGATGGGACATCGGCGAATCCGCACTCGCTAACTCTCTTAGAAGTCATTCTAGCTACATCAGCATTGTTCATTACCTCAAAAACAACCATCACACCGACCACCTTTCCACTTCGTTTACATAACCTTGCTTAATGCTTAATTCGTAATCACTTGATTCGATAGGCACGACCACCGTCTCTCCGTACCCTCTCATTAATTCTACATACTTATTATACCGCAAAACACTAGGTTTGCTCACAATTTTAAGTGTTTCTTTTTTCTTTTCTGGACGTCCAGACTCTATCCGGATTCCGTTTTTTCTCACCATCATACTATTTCTCCTCCAACCATTTGATATATGCATCGACCGTGCTATTGACACAACTCGTACCTAAATCCTCTTGTAATATCCCTAACATTACATACGCCTGATCTTCGAAGTGTTGGCTACCAAACTTCAACTTGTTTCCTAGATTTATCGTTATATTCTCCATTAACCCTACCTGTTTTACACTAAACTCCATCACTAAATCTCCTATTCTCCCAAATAATTTCTTAATCCTTCGAAATCACCGATTTCTAAAAGTCTGTCAATATTCCCTTGTCGCTCGATGATTGTTAAGTCTTGGTTGATGACTAGCGATTGTTGTTCTTCATTACTGAATTTTACATGTATTTCGAAATCCGATACCGAACTAATTACATCTTCTTTGCCTACGCCTTCGCATCTTACAACGTAATACTCGTCTGAAAATTTTTTATATGTCAAGTATCTAAAAACATTTTCCCCTGATGATAAAGAAGTCATATGAACGGTAAATTTATTATCATTTGTGGCCTCTTTACGTATAGCATTTATTTTAAATGTATCTTCGTTGTAATAACTTTTGACTATAGAACCTTTTTTAAACATAATCAAAACCCCCAATCTTTTTGACGCATATCTTGTGTTTCTTTGAATACAATAGGCTGTAAACGACGGAACATCCGTGAAACTGTCTTTTCATCATAAACATGCTTTAAATCAGCACTAGAAAGGTTTGTAGTATATATCGTTACTTTGTCCTGCCTACTAGTAGTTATATTTCTTAGGATGCGCCCTACGAAGTCCGAAGCGGTCTTATCAGTATCTATGTTACCTACCTCTGCTCCTAAGTCATCCATCACCAGCACATCCACATCTGATAAAAGATTGTCAAAGTAATGTTCAGTATACTTGCTGCTCTTATCGCTGAACGTCCCTCTTATCAGCATGAACATTTTACTGACATCTATAAATAAACAACTTTTTTGTTTATTACAGTTCTCATTCACATGTTTAAGCATAGAATAAGATAAATGGCTCTTTCCGACTCCTGGCGTTCCGTTTAAGACGGCGTTAAACACTTTCCCTTGCAATATATCATTCGCTAGCGAAAACACCTTAGAAGCGTTTCTGACGCTTTCTATTCCGTTGTCTTTATAACTATCAAAAGAAGCTTGTAATAAAGTGTTATCTGTAATGATACTATCTCTTTTTAAACAGTTATATTTTTCATTCAGCTTTATTTCAATAGCCATTTCGGTAGCTGCTTTTTTATCGGCCTCTAGTTGTTGCTCTCGGTAACAGTAAGGACACGTATATTGCTTTGTAAGAGGATTCAAGATCATAGCTACACCTTCTTCGTAGTTCTTATGTTCAAAACACAACTTACTAGAATCCGTAATCAGGTGTAAGTTTAGATTGTTGGCTACTTGCTTGAATGGATTTTCTGCCACGTTTATTCCCCCTTTGTTTAAACTTGATTAATAACTTATCATACTGCTTTCTGAATGTAGCTGCTGATAGAATGTTAGACATCCAGAAGCTATCACTTTGACAGAAGTCTATAAGATTCTTAATCTCTACTTTGTCATCACGTTTATCTCTTTCTACCATCAACCTCATGTCGTTCGCCCATACTTGGAAGTTAGGTTCTTTGAATGTTGGTGAATTCTCTCTGATCTTCTCAAAAAGATAATAAGCCATTTTGTAATGCTCATTGTCGTCGCTGTAGCGAGGACGAGAAGTCTTTTTATTAGTAATGTTATTATTTATATTAATGTTATTATTTAAAAGAGTGTTATTATTAGTACCCGGATTTTGCCGACACGGTGTTTCACCGACACGGTGTTTTCCGTGTACGGATAATCCGTCATCGGATAATTCGGGTATGGTTACAACTTGTTTTATTGTATATATGTTTCTAGCAAACTTTCCTTTTTCAGCTATATCCTTAGTTACCTCAATATAACCGTACTTCTCAAGCAGTTTACGATGCTTCCTAACTCTTTCCTCGGATATACCCAAATCCTCGGCCATGAGTGCCATTGAAGGGAAAACCTCGTCCACTCCGCTACCAGCAAATGATGACATATAAGCGTATATGCCTTTAGCCTCAATCGTTAAATTCCTATCTTTCATTACCATCTTAGGAGATAATCCGTAGCCCTTTGATAATACTCCTTCTAGTACAATTTTATCCATTAATTACCCTCCCTTTGAACTATGTAAAACGGGTGAATCATGTCCACCCTTATTACTAATTACCTTTCAAATAAATAATCAATAGTATGCTCCGGGAAAAATTCATCCCTTACCATTTCACATTCACGTAAAGTTAACTCTACGTTTTGTGGGCCGCTATTAAGCTTGCGCCATGCCTTATTAGTCGCTCCATTGAAAACAACCTCTGTTAAATCCTTTCTCTTTAATCCCTTTCGAGCCATTTCTGCCTCTAAGTTCTTGAACATAGCGTTCATATACATCAACCTCTCATGCTGTTTTAAAATAGTATTCCTTAACTTGAATTAAATATACCATCACTACAAAATAATTGCAATACCAAAATGTATTTTTTTATTATGTTTTTTTATTATGTGTGTAAACGAAAAAAGAACTGCATAAGCAGCTCTATTAGTTGTATTTCATTTTATTTTTTAGTTCTACCACGTCTTGTTGGAATGCTCTAGTGTTGTTAATCTCATGAATTTTACCTTTGATTAAGAAAACGTCGATTAATGGCGCTATACCGAATGTAATTGCTGATAATAACCAGTACCAAAAGATAATACTGATCTTCTCCTGCATGTAAATACGGTGCGCTCCTACAGCACCAGCTAAGAACCAAAGTAATAATGCAGTACCGAATGATTTATCGGAAGTAATATTTGTCATGTGATTTCCTCTTTTCTTTTATTTGTAATTTTATCTTACAATACATTTTTATATTTGTCTATTATTATTTCGAACATTTTAAATAACCTTTTAAATAGGCCCTAGCGTAATAATAAAGATGTGATCTAATGTATTCTCCGATAGATACCTTGTCCATAAACACTGTAGTAAATCCATATCGAGCCTCGAAGCTTTTTAACCTAGCTAGCAATGCTGTAGAGCCGTATTCAGAACGATATTGACCTAATATAAGGTTTTCGAATTTATCCTCTACAACGAGCGTTAAATGACTTTCTTGAGATCGTATTAATTCATGTTCAAAACGTTCTGCTTTTATGCTGCTTGCCAATTCATCTATAGAGTTTTTTCGTTCCACCAATACTTTCAAATACATATCTCTTAATATACCTAACTCTTGATCTGCCGGTATCATTACCGAATAATCCCCAGTGTCTAACTTTTCTGATCTAAAGTTAACTTTCTTACTCGTAAAGTAATCAGTAATATGACTATTCGCTTGCTCCCTAGTATCAACGATGATAACTAAGGAGGTTAATAACGTTTTTAGTTCTTTGTCTGTAAATTTCGTGAAATTCATTCTATCTTCCTTTCCACTAAACCTCTAATCTCTTTAATTTCATGCTCCACAACTCTGCTATTTCTTTTGCTACATCAATCTCACACTCATCAAAGAAATAGGCATTTTCAATATCCTTTGTAAATGTATAATGCCATCTGATGTCAGAATCGTTAGCGACATATTCATTTATGACTTCAGGAAATTCCCCTCTTATTTTAGAGGGTTTCATATAACTTTGATAAACAATATATCTTGCCATATTAGATTCACCTTGTTGCGCATTTTATTTCTAAAGTGCATATCCTAAGTCTAATTTCTTATTCAGATTTTCTTTTATTCTACGAATAGCCCGCGTTACATATCCGGCAGATCGTTTTAAATCTTTCGCTATATCGCGCGTCGGGTAACCTTCTATCACCTTATTGATAATAAATCTATCTTCATCCTCCATTGAATCTATCAACATACGAATATCACAACAACTAAAACTATCTTCGGTTGGCAAGACATTATACATATCTTCTTTTTCTGAGTTACTAGCTTGTTTGTCGAGAAACACATAATTAGCCTTAATATCAATGTGTTCTCTAATGGCTTGGGCCATTTCTTCTGTAATGTCCATCCCTTTTACCAATTCACTTACTGATGCATCTTCTAATCGCATACGATACGCTTTGTTAACCGCTTCAATCACACGTCGATTGTTAGCTACAATATTCACTTTATCACGTAGGTAGTTTAATAGATGACCGTTTACGTAGTTATAATAATGAGTTATTTCTTTAGTTCCGGCCTCTGCATCATAAGTTTCGATCGCCTTGATTAACCCTATAACGCCTTCTTGATACAAATCATCAAATTCTACTTTTTTGTTACAGTACTTATGTGCTAATTTCTTGCATAGACCATCAAATTGTAAAATCTTTGCTTCGAATTCTTGTTGCGTCATGTTCATTTATACCTACTCCTTTTTATGTGTACTTTCCTCATATTGTGCAGTAATTATTTACTTATAAACGAAGCCCCTTTATCGTTTAAGAATTCATTATCTCCCCATTCTTCTATAATCCTTTCAGATTCATGGTCACATTCATTTTTTTCTGCAAACAAAAACCAACAGTTAATACAGATCTCTTCATCTTGTTCGATATAGGATTTCTTGCAATGAGTACATTTTTTATACATAAAGCACCTTCCTTCCTAAACCTTTTCTTTCAAGTGTTTAGTAGTTCTTTTTTTATATTGTTTCGTTTTTTATACCTAGACACGCAACTAGGCGATACTTTATGAATAGCTGCGATCTCTTTATCTGACTTTCCCGATTTTTTATAATCTAAGTATTGAGAAACTGGTATTCTAAGTTGTATTTTGCTATCGCCACGCATATCCAATTCTTTCCCTCTCGGATTGTTTAACGCTGCGTATTTTTTGCTCAACTCTCTTAATTTCTTGCAATTCTCACAATCTTTATTATCACTTAACTTGCTGGTGCAATCGCACTTATTGATAATTTTATTGATTTCGTTCAATATCGAACGTCTCTGTTTTCTAAGTAAATTTTTATCCTCTTTTTTTCCTTCCCTCATGATAACCTCCTACATATCGCGTATGGTTTTTCTAAAAGATCTATCACATAATTTTTATATCTAGGCAAAACATAATTGTGTGCAAGTTTTAAAGTATATTCGGCGTCCCCTTCTCTCTCGAATACCCAAGAGGGAAGGAGTACCTTAGACGGCACTCCGAAATACATTACTGAGCCTCCATGATGATCAACTCGCCGATAAGCGCAGATGCCTGTTGACCAGTTAACAACGAACTTTGTAAAGTAGGATTCAATTTAGCTTTCGTCATAGCTTCTCCGTAAACGACGCCGGGTTGTTTATTAGTTTTAGCTGAAATAGCTTTTATTTTGGCATCAATCATCTTGTGTTGTTTTTCAGAAGCTAAATTATTTTGAGTTTGTGGTTGTGTAGCGTTGTTATTAACTGGATTCGCTTTTTTATTATCATTTCCAGTACCAGCGTTTCCGTCATCATCTTGGTCGCTAGTTATGCCGAATACTGCGGATAAACTGTATCGCTTCAAATATGTTATAACACTACCAGTAGCTTGAGCATCTTGTTTAGCCGGTACTGCAAAAATAGGTTCAGTCTCTATCCATTCCCCGGATTCGTGCATTAATAAAGTTATAACACCTACTTTGTTATCTTGGTTTAAAGGATATTGAATATATGATAGGCCATGTTTAGGAGCGACTGCATTTATTGCATCCACTACATTTTCCAAAGGAACGTATTTACTTTTGAAAAAAGGATTGTCTTTATCTTTCAAAGGTTGTTTTACTTCACCTTGAAATTTTGCTAAAGATTTTGCTAATTCCCCTATAGTTTCACTCTTTTTCATCTTATTCCACTACCTCCGTTTTGAACGTTGTTTCTTCTTTTTTTAAATCCAGACCTTCTAAAATCTCGCCACCTTCCGTTGAAAATACAACTTCTCCACCTTCTAATTCAACAACGTTTATTTTAGCCTTCAATTCAGCCCATTTAACGACTTCTTTCCTTTCTACCAAACCTTCATCACCTATTCTTTTAACAGCTTCTAAAAGAGCCTTCTCGTCCTTTATATAAGGCGTTCTAGATGATGTTCTAGACTTGGATTTACCATTTGGCGTAGAAAGAGTTTTTTTCTTTGGATACTCCTCTAAAACGCGCTTATGATAAGTAGCGATTAACGATTGAAGATATTCAATGTCATTGTTGTTAGATTTTGTAACTTCTGACAACCATTCTGTTATCTTTTTAATTTCTTCGTATGCGTAATCAGTGTGTTGCTTATTTTCCGCTTTTTTAGCAGCTATTTTCTTGAATGCTTTATCAAGAGAAGCGAGGTCGTGAACCTCGTCCCATCTATCTGTTAGTTTATCTAAATTCATCTTAATTACCTCCTGATGTAATGATCACCGTACTCTTTTTCCACTAATTCAATTACTTCCTTATCACTTAATTCATAAGTGCTTATTCCGTAACCTTGCAATAAGTAGTCACTTATGTTTTCTATGTGGACCATAACATCTCCTATTACAAAGTAGCTATCACCAGTGGCTATAAACTGACCGAATGTATCATGATATAAATCAAACATTTTAATTCACCATGATAAATTCAAAAACAAAATCTGTTCTGACGTAATTATAGAATGTTGTGTTACCAATTATATGTTCTCTGAACAAATGCTTGTAAACGTTGTTCTCTAATTCAATCTTATCTACATCAAACAAAATTTTAACTCTATCCGCATTAGCTTCATAACTAATTATTTTACTGACATTAAGATTTAATCTTTCCGCTTCAACAAAAGCCAATTTCAATCGCTCTAATGTTAATTCATGATCTACGTATATTTTCATTTCAATATCTCCTATCGGTTGAAGTACAACCACACTAATTTTTGTTGTAAATCTAATTTAAACCATTTTAGCTTTATCATCTTTTAATATCTCCCTCATTTTATTCAGTCCTACAATTATTCTCCTGCTAATTGTAGCTTGATTCATATTCTCTAATTTAGCTATTTCAGCTTGTCCCATTTCTTCGCAGTCAATACCATAATATTTCATCAAAGAATCTTTCTGCTTTTCAGAAACACACTCTAATAATTCTCTCGCTAGTAGAGATGATTCTTTTTCTTGAATACCATCATTTTCGTCCACTATCATATCTAATAATTCAAATTGATCACGGTCTTTAAATACAATTACGTTATCTTTTTTCTTTTCGTAATTTCTCCTTCTTTTCCTTAACTCCATTAAAATTTCATTAACTATACATCTACAAGAGAATGTTTTGAAACCAGCATACTCGGGTTTGTATTTTTCTATCGCTTTTATTAAACCTATAACACCTATCGAAAACAAATCCTCTTTGTCATGTTTGATGTTTTTGAACTGACTATTAACAGCCCAAGAAGCTGACTTCAAATTATGCAAGATAACCTTCTCTTTTGCTTCATTATCTCCTGATCGACATTTCTCTATCAGGCTATCCACTTCATCAGACTCTAGAAAGTCTGGAAAGTTCTTTGTTAGCATAGACATTCTATTAACCTCCTATCAACTTGTTACCCTTATATTACACCTGTTTATATATCAAGTCAATACCTTTTTGTAATTTTATTTTATTTTTTCGTATTAAAAAAGCACTCCGTTAAGAGTGCTATAAAATCATTTTTTGGCAGCTTTCTTTTGTTGTGCTATCAAACTGAGTCCTTCGTAATCACCGTTAGTAATCGTACCTTTATCGAATTTATCTAGCCATTCCGAACCAATATATTTGTTGTCAACCATCTGTTTAATATGATCACGTACAGCTTTTTTAGGTGTATCATTCGTGAATTTCATAGTTTCGTCATCCTCTACTAATGTATTTTTTTCTGTCAAATTAGATTCCGTATAAGACAATTTAATATATTTCATAGGGTCTACAGCGTTGGGTTGACCAGGTTTATATGGACCGTCATGAATTTCGAAATGCAAATGCACACCGAAGCTACGACCTGTTTGTCCCATTACTCCTATTTTATCTCCTTGTTTAACAGATTGTCCGTGTTTAACATCCCAACTATCTAAGTGAGCATAGTTAGTTTCATACAACTTGCCGTTAATGCGGTGGGTTAGTAATACTCTATTGCCATATGTTGATAATGGCCCGCAAGCCTTTACGATACCATCAGCAGCAGCGTATATCGCTACTTTTTGACCAGGAAGAGGGCCGGCTAGGTCAACGCCTTGATGACCTTCTACTTTACCAGCTATCACCCTACGTCCGAAAGGGCTTGTCAATCTTGCTTTGTTTACAGGACAAATAAAATTATTCATTCAGTGGTTTCCTCCTCGTCTAAATCGGGATGTCCGTCTTTAAAAAATAACCATACTCCGAATATGGTACTACATAATAAGAATGGGTTCAGCACAATGTTTTGTACCACATATAAAAATTGTCCCCAATCATTAATATCGCTATACTGCATACCTAAACTCGTAACTACAGGCGCAAACAAGGCTAGTGCTGCGAATTTTAAAAACATAGGATTCTTTGCTCTTTCACTTAATTTACGTTTCGTTGCCAACCATTTTCACCACCTTTCAAAGGCGTAACCTTTCCACCGTGTTCTACTTTTAAACCGATTATTTCAACATCTTTCGTTAATGATGTGAAACGCTCATTCAATTTATCGACTTTATCATCTAAGACATCGACTTTTCTATTTACATCTTTTAATCCTTCGTCTGTATTCTTTGCGTAATTCTCAACTAATTTATCTACTACACCAACTTTGGTATCTACTTCTTGTATACGTTCTGATTGTAAGCCGTTATTATGTTCCATTCTTTCTAAAGCTACCGTTATACGTTCTTGAAAAATAGTCATATCAGCGAAGAATTCTGAGGTTTCTCGTAGTTGCTGTTGCAAGGCCTCGGTTCGTTTAATATCGGTGCGTCTGTTACTATCAAAAAAAGCAATGGCGTGTTTTATGATAAACCATGCCGCGAACACACCTCCGCCTACCACTACTACAAACAATAGAATGAAAAGTCCTGCAAATGTTGCTTCTGTAGAGGAATAATTAGAAGTATTCATTTGTGATAAAAGTACCAATTTCTCACTCCTTTCCACGAAAAAAGACTAGCTAGTTATAAAAAGATTATAACACGCTAGTCTTATATATTGTGGTAAGGGAAAATTTTACGGTAATTATTCCCACCATTCTACAGCGAGCCAACCATTGCCTCCCTTACCAGCCAACGTATTTCCTCCTACACCGCCTACTCCGAGTGTAACTTGGATAGCTGTTAAAGGCGTTACCGCGACAGGTAGTTGATAGACAAAAGCACCACCTCCACCTCCTGCGCTATGACGAGCAACTGTCGTATAACCAGCTCCCCCTCCGCAATACACCGGACTGCGGTTAGCTAAAGCGATAGGCGCTTCAGCGTCTCTACCGCCGAAGAAAAAACCGGAATCTCCACCGTGTCCTCCACCAACTTCCGTGCTACCGCCCCAATGACCAGACTCCCCTCCAGGACCGCCACTTGCACCAGGAGTACCCATAGAATCGTAGAATGTAGCGCCCTTACCGCCGTTTATTGTTAACAAAGTACCGAACGTCGTGTTGCCTCCGTCAGAACCGGGTAATCGAGTGCTGGCATTCGGTATACTAACACCTCCACCTCCTGCGCCACCTCCGGTTATTAAAACTTCGGTCACTCCGCTCGGCACGTTGAAGATGCCGTTACTAATAAATACTCTTTTTCGAAGAATCTTAGATGTATTTTTAGCGTTGACGGCAGCTAAAATTTGATCTGTCGTCTGTTTAATAATATCTTGTACAGTTTTTGTGGGTAATGAAATTTCCGGCATTTAGATAACCTCCTCATAAACAAATATTAATCCGTCCATAGCTACGTTTGTTTTGAATCCATATTTATAAGTTTTACCGTCTTGGGTAAATTGGTGTGGCATAGCAGCTTTTTCGTGATCTTTCAAAGCTTCATCACTAATTTCTCTTTTATCTGCTGCGAAATCTTGTAATTCTTTTAAGGCAGTATACACTCTGTACCATTGCCAATTAAAAAAATCAGGTGCAGGACTTACATCAGGCAACCATCCACTAGCAACAAGTGTTGGTGGTGGTTGAACACCTTGATTGTCCCACTTAGGAAGTGGTGCTGTAAACATATTGTATCATCCTTTCTATACGCTCATAATCGCTCCGAATTTACCGCCTGTACCGGTATCTTCATTGTAAAAACCTTTGTTTGGGTCTACTTCGTTTTGATCTTTGATACTAGAAAATCTGAATGTGCCTTCTAGTTCTAATGTTTCTACATCTATACCCGCAGCCACAATGACTTTTACAATCGTGATCAGTTCATCTTGTGTCAAACCAGCTTCATTTAAAGAGGCATACGGTATCTTCGATATTTTTATTGTATCGTGCTTACCTACAGGCCATAATGACTCGATTCGCATGGAAGATGGGTCGATGTTTAATGTCGAGGATAGAATTTCTATCACATTATTTATTGTACCACTAGAAATGTTTCTGGCGATTCCGGTTTTAATTCGTATTCTGTACTGCGGGTCATCCCATGTACCACGCGGAACGCCAGCAATTTTACCTATTTCGTCTAACGCAGCACCTTCGGCTTTGTTAATATCTTTCCAATCCAATTGTCGTTGCAAATCTTTTTCTACTAGTTCATATTGTTCTGCAAACAACTTCAACAACTTACCAACATTACTGTTTGGGTTTTTAGTAAAGCGAGAAGTTAGTTTCCATAACATTTCATCTAAGATAGCCATTAGCGAGTTACCGTTATATCAGATAGTGATGTATTAGCTACTTCCATATCGTCTATAGCTATATCAGAAGTTACCCAAACTCCACTCCCTTTAACACTCATTTCTACAGTGGTGTTCGTAACACCTTGAACATTCATAACAGCGCTAATGATTTGTGGATAAATCACATCGTCACCCATGTTATAACCGTTGCGCGCATTGCCGTCACTATCAACACCACCTACGATATTAATAATCGAATCTTTCACTGTTGTTTCACCATCTGATGAAAAAGTATTGTCAACAACAACATTGATTCTGAATTCTATTTCTACGGTAGTTGCTTTAGAGAAACCAATCACATGATCATTTCCGGAAATATCTTTAACTGTTACAAGCGTTGTTCCAAAGTACTGAATTCCTGTATAGTTTTTCATTAATGCTTCTGCTATTTCTTTTTCATCTCCACCGTAAGTATAAACCGCGATTGAGTGTGGAGGTAAACCATCTTTCACAACACTCGTTTCATTCACTTTAACTCTTACAGCCCTAACTCCCGGAACTTCTAGTAAAGCTGGATAAATCGCATTAATTGTACCGCTTCCTAAAGCAGCATAGGAGTTGGCTAGACGTCGTCGTAATTCAACATCACCTTCTCGCGCTGCTCCACCCTCTGTAGCCTGTTCATTCGTGACTGCTGTAATATCACTATCAGGCTCAACTTGTTCTGTAATACTATTAGGGTTTGAGTTAGAAAAAACACCAGTATCTAAAGCTGAAACATCACCATAACCTACACCACTCGCATCTAACGTCACTGATTGCAATAATACAAACTGAACGCCGTCAGAACGCTTGTATAACCTACCAGCAGGAATAACATAAAACGGTGTACCGGTGAATTTGAGTGTGCCTTCGGAATATTGCGGCCTGCGTCTAGATGTGCCGAAAAACATCGTGAGATAGTCTAATTGTACATCTATTGCTTGCGACGGATGGGAAGAATGATAAACGCGTTCACCCATCTCCCACAACCTAGCAAAGAACCAAGACCATATCCCATTCAGTATGCCGTTAGGGCTTTTGTAATTCAGGTTAACGTTTGCACCGAATTCTTCTCGCGTTCTAGCGTCTAGCATTGCTTTAATTTCATTTTGGTTGGGCCTATAAAAACCTTTATCAGATAATCCCCAATTCATTATTCGCCCACCTCCAAATCGTCTAATTGTAATATTTCTCCGTCAACAGTACGAAGTTTGACCTCAACACCTATACTACGAAATGCGTTAGGTGTACCGAATTTAGCTTCTATCATATTAATCGGTTGCGTCATTCCGCTAAAACTCTCTATCATATCAGTTCTAAATTCGTTTTTATTAAATGGTTTATGATAAAGCGCATCGTAACTCATGCCTTCTTCTTCATCTAGAAACCATTCACCTTTTCTTGTACCGATACTATTTTCGGCCTCTTGTGCTAATTGGTGTAAACCTTCAGTGAACACTAATTCACGTCCGTCGAATTCAATGTCTAAATCGTTGGTCATATAGAAAGCTTTCATAGCGTAAAATTCCACCCCCCTATAATTACTGCATCATTCATACTAAATTTTTTAGAAGAATTCGCGACGAACAAACCTTTTTGTAAGTTGTCGATATTTCTATCGCATATAGCTAACATAACGACATCTCCGGGCTTGAAAACAGGAGTCATGATGCGGGTTTTTAACTCTTCGGTGTGATAATGACCGTCACCTGTTCCGTGTCCAACTTCCTCTAAATATTCAAAACGATGATTAAGGACCGGAACATCTTGTAGCATCCCCATTTTGACAGGCGTGTTCCCTTCGTCCGGTATCAAAAGGATTGAAGGTTGCACATCGGCAACCATCTTACCTTTATCATAACTCACGATAATACCCGGCGTAAATGTTCGGATAGTATTGAAAATATAATTAGCGTATACATCAAAAAAGTTTTTACTTCTAGCATCTCCTGCCATTTTTGCACCACCTACACGCAGAAAAACTCCGTATAAAAGTTGTTTTTCTCAATTTTATGTTCGCCCTTATAGGCCCGGAATTTCCCTTTGATATATTTTGATTCTAACTCTATTATACTGCATGTAGTTATCCGATGTTGCAAAGCGCAACGTACCTTAACTACTTTTGCTCCGTCTTTTTCTTCATGACTCGGCGAACCTATAAGACCAGTTTCTACATTTAGTTTAAAACGTTCGTCCACACCCTTGTCTATAGGTCGTATAACGATTTTTCCTCTGCGGTAGTATATAATACTACCGCAATCGTTAACAACTTGCTCAAGATCATTTAAAATTATTTTAGTACAAGAAAAACCTTTCTTATAAATCTTGTTTTCTCGCAATTCTATTGTACCTTCCACGGTCATTCCTAACGCTTGAGTTAAACGCTTTATAATGGTCATGCCGTCCGTACCCTTGCCGAAATTGATAGCTAATGCACCCTCTACAACATCACCTTTTTTGTGGCCTGTATTGTGATATTTCACGGTATCGCGCGTAGCATTATATTCATCAACCTTAATCTTACTGAAATCATCACCTTCGAAATAATAGAAAGAATTGATCTTTGTCGGACCTTCCCAACGTTCTGTCATTCTATCTAATTTACCGACAGACAACACACCGAAGTCACCTGCGTAGCCAGCTTCTAACGTCACTTTCATGCCTCTTTTAATTTTAGCGGCAGTTTTATCCGACATATTAAGAACCTGTATTCTAGTTTGGTTAGGCGTAACATTGTTATCGAAAGGGGATGTAGCCCATATTTCTAAATCTTCTACCACTATTCTACCGAAAGTTACACGAACCCTTCTCATATAATTCGTTCTATTCATATTTCATCTTCCCCACCTTTTACAGCAGTAACCTTCAAGCTGTCGTCGTCAACATATAAGAATACTGATCTCCCGAAATTATCCCACGTTATGGAGGTTTCGAGACCAGCTAAATCCATTGGTATTACATCAGGCCCTATGCCGACTTCCGGTATCATATCAGACCATAAAGGCTTTTCAAGTATCAGTCTTTCCCCTAATACCAATGGCGTCTGAGCTTCTTCGGTAACCAAGAATGATGAAACCGAAAACAAATCATACTCTGGACTGTAGTCAAATCTTAAAATGTAACTCGGACCGCCGAACGATATTTCGAATTGTTCGGGTAAATTTTCCTTATTGATAGGTAAGTGTTGCATCAATTCACAACCTTTCTACGAAATTCTGATTTTTACACCTATAGGAATCTTGCGAGGTTCGTATTTATTGTTAGCAATCAACCAATCCACTGGAACGCCATATTTTTTAGACATATACCAATACGTATCACCTGCTTTTACGGTGTGGAAAGTTTGTGTCTGATCTTCTCGCGGACCTGTCGGTTTCTTTT